ATTTGTGACTTGCGGAAGTCCGGTGAGGTTTGGGTTGACGATACTCTTTTCCTGAAAAACGGGGAGTTGCTGGTCTGACCCTGTGCGCTAACCTTGCGAATATCCCCTTGCATGGCTTAGAATAGATGTACGAACCTTTACACACCGTAGAGCATGCTGGAAAGCACTAGTTATTTTTTGCGTATGAGATGGAGGCTTGCGTTGGAGCAGGAACACGGGACAATCCCAACATTTTCAACAGTTGAAGACATACAACGGGCCATGTTTGCCCAGAACTATATAGCGGATCGCAGCTTGGCAACCACGATATTTCTTGCGCTCAAACAACGTAAGCCACTTCTCTTGGAAGGCGAACCTGGCGTAGGCAAGACAGAGGTAGCGAAAGTCTTGTCCGCGATGCTGCACACAAAGCTGATTCGCTTGCAATGTTATGAAGGTATTGATGTCAATACCGCCGTGTATGAGTGGAACTATACGCGTCAAATGCTGCATATTCGCTTGATGGAGGCCGGAGGCGGCAGCCGACAAGAGGAATTACAGGAGATATTTGGCCCTGATTTCTTGATGCAGCGTCCGCTTTTGCAGGCCATTGATCCGGCTAATCCCTTGCCGCCCGTGCTACTGATCGACGAGCTAGACCGCAGCGACGAAGAGTTTGAGGCATACTTGCTAGAACTGCTTTCAGATTTTCAAATAACCATTCCAGAGATTGGCACGATCAAGGCAAAAGAGCCGCCCTTTGTGATTATCACCTCGAACCGCACCCGCGAAATTCACGATGCCCTGCGCCGCCGATGTCTGTATTACTGGATCGACTTTCCGACACTCGATAAAGAATACTCGATTGTGACAACACGGATGCCAGACGTACCGGTACAACTCGCGCGTCAAGTCTGCACCTTCGTACGTGAGTTACGCACCATCGACCTCTTCAAAGCACCCGGTGTCGCGGAGACGCTCGACTGGATCAGCTCGCTATTAGCACTGCAGCAGACCGAACTTGTGGAGGGGCCGGTACGCGATACGCTCGGTGCGCTCCTCAAATATCAGGATGACGTGCTAAAAGTCGGCGGCAACGATCTCACCAAGACACTACAGAAGGCGCGAGGGGCATTATAGCAGTCAAGAACCCCTCCCGTAGAACGGGAGAGGCTTGCGTGAAAGCGGAAGCCCGATCTTGTCCAGACTCAGGACTGCATCTTTCAAGGTGTGGGACTACGTTACGAGAGAAATAGGTACGTTGGGATGCGAGGCCAGTCCCAACCGCTACGGGTACAAGTTAAACAGCGCATCGGGTATGTTCCGTGCTTGTACCGTCAAACCTCTTGATAACCTTGTCGAGGCCGCCATTACCCTAGCAATAGGAGGCTCATTATGAGCAACGTCTTCATCCTAGATACCATGTACAAGCCCTTAGACCCTGTACACCCAGGATACGCTCGTAAGCTCTTGACGAGTGGCAAAGCGGCGGTCTATCGTCGCTATCCGTTCACCATCATCTTAAAGAAAGAAGTGGAGGAACCTATTACACACCCGCTTCGCTTGAAACTCGACCCAGGAAGCAAGACAACGGGAATTGCCATTGTCAACGATGCATCAGGCGAGGTCGTCTGGGCGGCGGAACTCACGCATCGAGGCAACGCGATTAAGGAAGCCCTTGACGCACGTCGTGGGGTGAAACGGTCACGTCGGCAACGCAAAACACGATACAGGCAAGCCCGTTTTGACAATCGACGCCGCAAACAGGGCTGGCTCCCTCCCTCACTTGAAAGCAGAATAGCCAATATCCTGACATGGGTCACTCGACTTTCAAGATACTGTCCTGTCACGGCAATCAGTCAGGAGCTTGTGAAGTTTGATACCCAACTTCTACAAAATGCAGAGATACGCGGTATCGAATATCAACAAGGAATCTTGCAAGGCTACGAACTCAGGGAATACTTGCTGGAGAAGTGGAACCGAACGTGTGCCTATTGTGGCGCAAAGGATGTTCCTTTGCAGATTGAGCATATCCACGCACGAGCCAATGGGGGAACCAACAGAGTAAGTAACTTGTGCCTTGCGTGTGAGCCATGCAATCAGAGGAAAGGCACACGAGACCTACAAGACTTCTTGCACCACAAGCCCGACGTGGTGAAGCGTCTGCTTGCCCAGGCGAAGGCATCGCTAAAAGATGCATCAGTCGTGAACAGCACTCGATGGGCGTTGTTTGAACGCTTGCAAGCAACAGGGATACCAGTGGAAACAGGAACAGGAGGAATGACGAAGTACCACCGTGTAACGCAAGGACTCGATAAAGCGCATTGGATTGACGCGGCCTGTGTGGGTGCTTCTACCCCTGATGTGTTGCGTGTGGAGAGCGTCAAGCCGCTCCGTATCAAGGCAACGGGACATGGCACACGTCAGATGTGTCTTATGAACCGCTACGGCTTTCCCAGAGCCAAAGCAAAAGTGCGTCACACGTCGTACATGGGCTTTGCAACAGGGGATATGGTCAAAGCGAGTGTGCCAAGTGGGACATACAAGGGAACACACGAAGGACGCATCGCGATACGGTTTCGTCCCTCGTTTCACCTGAATACGTTTGACATACACCCAAAGTACCTGACGACTGTTCAGCGAAATGATGGCTATCAGTATGAGAAAGGAGTGTCGCATTCCTCCCCTCGCCTGAAGGCGTAGGGGTCCCCTGCGACAACGTTTATGGAGACATCTTCACAAGATAACAGACAACCTTTGGAGATGCGCCCGTTGGATATCGAGCGTGGCGAGCGTCTGCTGTATCGCTTGACCGAGTTCGGGCGTATCCTCTGGGAAGTGGGAATTGGCGTTGGGCCACGCCAAATGCTCGATCTTGTCGAGACACTTTCGTATATCGACATCACCAACAAAGAAGATTTCTACAATACACTCAAATGT